TCTGCTTCCGCCAGCGTTTTGGTTTCCCAAAGGCCACTAGTCGCGTTGTAGCGGATGATTTCTCCGGTGCCCGGAGCATCCACAAAAACATCGTGAAGGTCGTGCAAACCCACACTGGTGGTCGGACGTACCATCAGGATACCCGCTGAAGCATGGCTGTGTACTACGTACGCCACGCCCATCTTAATGCCCGAGTTTGGCTCAGTAGCCGTTAAGCCGCCCACTACGGACGTATCCAAGAACAACAGATCGCCAGCGCTGTAAGAGCTTGTGTCGAGGCCGCTCACTTTGCCGAAGAACATTACTTTGCCATCAGCACCAGAACCGATGGCTTCGGCTGTAATACCTAAATACTTAGTCTCGTTAGCAACGCTAGAAGCATCCATCTCGCCAATAGTGATTCGACCAGAAGAACCTAGGGTTCCAGTAATCATTACTGGGACGCCTTTAGCTATAGAAGATCCTGAGTTGTTGCGTACGTTGTACTCAACTTCTTGACCAAGTTGTAGACTTTCGCCGCTACTAATAACTAAAGCTACCGTGTCCTCGTCAGAGTTCCACGACAGCTTACCTTGGTCGCCAGTGCCGCCTGTAAGCTGAAGCTCGTCAGCAACCATGTCGGTAAACGTACCAAGCGCCGGTGTGGTTTGACCAACGGTAGCCCCATCAACTGTACCGCCGTTAATATCGGCGGTGGTCAATACGGCACTGTTCAACGAAACAACACCCGTAGAATCAGCGATAGACCCCGCCGCTGTGCCGTCCTTAGCTTTGAGATTCGTTACTTCAACGTTAGTCGCGTCTACCGTAGTAGCGTCTAGGTCAGTAAACGATCCTGCCGCCGCTGTGGTGCCACCAACAACAGTGCTATCTAAGGTGCTAGATGTGATTGTCTTGTTAGATAAGTTCTGAGTACCATCTGGCATAACAACGGTGCCAGCAGTAATACGAATCTCGCAGGGGGTATAGGTATCCCATGCTCTAGCCGCTGTACCCTCTTGCCCTCTAGTGACCGTGAGAGTGTTGGTAGCGGGCTTGCCAGTTACCTTTACAATTTCCCAATCATCTTCTTTACCAGTACTTGCACTAATTGAAACTAGCGTAGCAAAGTAAAAATCACCAACAGCGGGCGTAGGGAAGTCAGAGCCGTCAAGTAGAGAAATACTAGTTGCAGAGTTAGATAACGAGGCAGCTAGTTTGGTAAATACATTGTTGTGGAGAGTTTGCGCCATCGCTTAGATTTCCTTAATCTTAAAGATTAGCTCGTCTTGTAGCTGTCGTCCATCTGCGGTTTCGACATTAATCGTTACTTTGTAACGCTCGCCTGTAGTGCCGCCCTCTACAAAAAATCGAACTCTTGGATCTAGTACGCTAACAGTGTCAACTGTTAGCCCAACGGGAGATACTGCCGCCGTCGCAGTTTGTACGTTATCGCCGTCTGTAAGAAACTGACTATAATCAATGGTATACGACAATCGTTCGGCTGGCTGTTGTGTAACCGTACCTAGTTTCATGACGGCCTCCTAAACGTAAATTGCTGGAACGGCCTCACAAAGTTGGTTGTCATAGGTGGCCGTACAAAGGTTCTTTGGGCTGGATCTAAGCTATCTATGTTAGCAACGCTATCTGCTAGTACAGTTCCTGATCCAGCCACTGAAGACTCAGCAAATTGTACAATAAATACAAAGTTCTCGTCTCCTAAAACTACTTGCCCAGTAGGAGATATTTCAACATTTGGTAGCTTTGTAAGAACTCCGGGTACGTTTGCGACTGTATTCGCGCCGTTTATATCGGCTTCACCACGTTCTGCTAACCGCGCCGCCGCTGTCACTACGGCGTTTGGAGCACTTAGACTAGCTATTGCTACCTTGATAATTACTCCGGTAGAGGAGACAGTGGCCGCCGGTGTAAGCTGAGCTTCTACAAACCGCGTTACAAGTAGCTGGTTGTCTAAAATAAGTAGTGCCGCAGAAGAACTCGCGGTTACTTGACCCTGTTCTGCCAGCCGCGCCTCGACCAGTACAGCCCCAGAAGGCGCACTTATGTTAGATTCACCACGCTCTGCCAACCTAGCCTCCGCTGTTACTACAGCATTTGGAGCACTTAGTGTACAGGTAAGTTGGTGTGTAACAGTATCATCGTTTGCGACGCCCGCTTGGGCGCTTACGTTTGCTTCGGAAACCTTAAAAATAACGCCAGTAGCGCTATTACTAGTGTTTCCTCGTATAACAGCCGAAGAAGAAAACTTAGTATTTATATTAGCTACAATAGTGCTTAGATTAGGTTCTAAGTCAGTTGTCGCTTGAAAAGTTTGTGACCCACGACCAGTAGTTGTAACAGACGCAGAAATAGCGCTACTGATGGGTGTGTTAATAAATGGAGAACTTTGTATTGACCCAGACGCAGTTATGGCTACACCGGGGCTTATAGACAAAAACGGATCAATAATAAGCGTAGACGAAACGCCCAATGGCTGTGCTAGTCCCGGCTGTACTTGTGTAGCGTTAGCAAGTGAGCTAGCGCTAGCGGCAACAGTGGCTAACGCCGGTGCAGTACGTAGCCCAACTGGGTCTATAGCTAAACTAGCAGTGCATGGTACTGGTGCGTAGGCTTCAAAAACACCGTTTATGCCGACTGTCACATAGACCGTGTTGTTAGAGCCTATATTAGCTACAACAAATCTATTTACATCGGCGGTAGCTGTGGCGCTACCTGACGCACTAGACGCGGCAGTTGAAAACTGCACCCTAGTCGCGGCGGGGGAAACAGTCGCCACAGACGACGCATCGGACTCACCCAGAGCATCAGCGGGGATAGCCGCTAAACTGGCGGTAGCTATAACAGAAGAAACTACCTGTATAGTCCTAAGTACGAAAGCGTTTACGCTTCCGGTAGAACTAAAGTTTACGGCTGAACTAAGATGTGTTTTTACGCCACGCGGCACCCAAAACGTCGTACCAGTAGATTGACTATCTGGTAAAACGGTACGTATAGCGGTGGGAGCGACGGTGCCAGACGCTGGCACAGTAACGGTAGGTAATAGTATGTAATTACCTACACTAGAAGCACTACAAGCCCCCGAGATATTCGCGGAGGCTTGTGTTAATCCTGACTCGGGAGCGGTGTTTACCGCCGCGCCATCCGGCGTATAGAACGTACTCATAACGCTCCCGTGTTAGGTCATTAGGCTACAGTTACGGTAATTGCTCCGATAGCGAAGGAAAGTACGTCGCCATCCAACAGAGTCTTGGAAGATACCAAGGGGGCGTGGTACAGCAAGTTACCTGTAGTCAACGCATCAAACACGCCGATGTGAGTAACAGTAATAGAACCACCACTGTTGTTAGCTGGGAACGTGATTACCTTCGCGTTGGAAGAAACGCCGTTTGAAGGCGCAGTCCAGCCTGTGTCGATGGCCGCGCCGCCAGCGGCATCTTGCCGAGCGTAGGTTGTCCAAGACGCAGAGTTAACCTCTGAACCAGAACCGGCATCAGTCGGGTCAGAAGTAAACAGAGCGATGTAGACATCGGATGGAACAGGGAACGCCTGACCACGGAGCGTGGTCTGGATAATGTTCTCTTCTGTGTAGTCGGAAAACTGACTCATTTTGTTAGTCCTCTAAAGTAATTACGCGGTTACGCGTTGCGGTACATTGGGGTTAGACACTGGGTTTGGAGCTACTTGTACAGTTGCCTGTATCTCAATACCAAGCGCGTTAGCAAACGCGGCGTAATGAGCCTGCGCACGTTGTGCGTTACCAGCGTACTCACTATCTTTACTGTAAGCGCGGTAAAGAATGTAATCTTGAATAACGTTACTATAAATGTCAGGGACACTGATATTGCCAGAAACATTATTAACAGTGGCGCTACCTCCGGGTTCAGTAATGTCGGTAGGATACTTAGAGTACACTACTTCCAAACGCGCCGTGGTTTTAGCCGGAGGATACACGTAAAACTCAAGAGGATTACGAGGATCATACATGTAGTGCGCAATGTCTCCAGAATTTGTTTCGTTGTGCCAATCTGGTTTTTGCGCGTCCAATATCTCCCTGTTTATAAGCCTAACAGCCCCATAAAATGACTCAGAAGTATTTTGATTCCGAGTAATTTCAATTAATTTAGCGGCACCAAGCGCGTTGTTGTTTTTATCCAACTCTTGCTTGGAACCTGCCGCACAAGAAAACGTCGCGGTAGTAACCATAGCATCGGGGCGGTAAAGTACTACTTCCCGCTGTCCGTCGTTTAAATACCTAACTAATTCGGCTACGGGCCATCGCACCGACGTAGTATCTTGAAGAGTGTCAATGCAACGTCTTAGTATCGAACTAGCTGCAATAGTCATTTGTCACCTCACACAAAAGGTCTGGGTTGAGTCTGTAAAGACCCTATAACACGGCCTATATTACCTTCATTTCGTGCATTATGACACAACAATTTTGCACGACGTTGGTAATAATCTGCCGCCGTAAAATCGGTAAACGGTTGTCCCGGCACAGCGTAGATTCGACCTAGCGCCCCCGCTATTATAGGCTCCATCCAGTAATGATACAAATCATCTGCCAGATAAGTAGCGTCTGTACTTGGACGTAGCGCTACATTAAGGACTACAGAGTAAGCGTCGTCAGGCGTAGCGTATAAATTTAGCTGGGTTTCGGACTCAAGTTGAGTTACGTAGTACTTAGTAGGCTTAGCGTTGTCTGTGCTTACTACTGGTAAACTCTCTAAAGGCATGGAGTTTATCTCGTCTCCATCCACGGTGACATAAACAACCCTAGATAAAGCGTGACTAGCTGGTACATCAATATCGTACGTACTAGTTCCTGACACAGTGCTAAAAGCATCAGTATTGTACTTTAGCACTAGAGAGTGCTCGCATAAGTACACAGCCGCATCCACGACAGCTTGTTCAGCTAGTGGAGTTGAACACCCCGGTACTTTAGGGATTATACGCGAGAAGAATTCGCTGGCCGCTTTCATCAGATAGCCCTGAATTAATAAGCTACGAAGATACCTTGAATTTAATCTTCAGGCAAGTCTGCTTCTACTTTAGCGGCCTTACGTGGTGCCCGCTTAGCTTTTGTGGGCGCTGGCTTACTATCATCATCTGCCGCACCGACACCGATCTTGGCGTTAAGCTCCGCAACTAAAGCGGCGGCAATAGGCTCCAACTGGTACTCGTCGCCTTTCATACGGGCGATTACCTCTCGTTTGCCGTTGATAAACGCGACCATGCGATTTGTGGTAGTTTCACCAC